ATGGCCTGGAAAGATACACTGCTGCCCGCCAGCTTCCGGGGCGTGGGTTTTGAGGTGCTGCGCACCCGCGACCATGGCGAACGAGCCGTGGTGGAGCACGAGTACCCCTACCGCGACGGCTCCGAGGTGGAGGACATGGGCCGCAAGGCCCGGCGCATCAGCATCACCGCCGTTGTGTGGGGCCCCGCGTATGAGGCCGCGCTGGAGAAGCTGGGCAAGGCCCTGGACGAACGCGGCCCCGGCGAGTTGGTGCATCCGGTGTTCGGCCCTGTGCGCGCCCAGGTCATCAGCTGGGACATCCCGCACGAGGCCGAGCGCCCGAACTACGCCGAGGTGGCCCTGGAGTTTGTGGTGGCCGGGGCGGACAACCCGTTCTTTTCCCGCGCCTGGCCCAAGGTGGACGCCAAGGCCGACACCGCCCGCGCCGGGGCAACCGGTGTGCTGGCGCAGGCCGTGGCCAAGAGCAAGAATGCCAACGCCATGGTGCGCGCCGGGTTGAGCAGCCTGGCCGGGCTCAAGGCCGAGGCCAGCGGTGTTGTCACCAGCGGCAGCAGCATCCTCACCGGCCCGGCATCCTGGGCGGCGGACGCGGCCAGCCTGGTGCGGGGGATTGTGGATTTGCGGTCCTTCAGCTCCAGCTCGCTCCTGCCGGATTTTCAGGGCGTCCTGACCTCGTTGACCTCGGTGATCCTATTGCCGTCCGCCTCTACCGGGACAAGTCCCAGCGGCGGGCAGTTCTCTTGGGCGCAGGCCACGGCCACCCCCGAAGCGACGACAACGGCCCCTGTCCAGGGCCCGGAGCTGGACACCGCCGCCGCCCACGTGCTGGCCGAAACCGCCCTGGGCGTGGCCGAGGCCGCGCAGATTGTACTGGAGTCCGAGGCTATCACCCCCACCCTCACCCCGGCGGAGGTTGAGACCGTGGCGGCCAGCTCGCGCGAGCTGCTGCAACAAAGCATCGACACGTACCGCCAACTGTACCCGGTGGAACAGGCCCGGCCCGTCACCGAGCCCCTGAAGGACGTTGCCCTGGCCGTGCAGGAATCCGCCACCGCCGTCCTTGAGGCCCGGCCGCCCCTGGTCACGCACACCGTGGCCGCGCCCGCCTGCCTGCGGCTCGTTGCCCACCAGCTTTACGGCGACCACACCCGCGCCTTGGAGCTGTACCGGTTAAACACCCCGCGCGACCCGAACTTTCTAACGCCCGGCCAGGAGTTGAAGGTCTATGCCAGCTGAAGCCGCCCCCGACACCGTGGGCCTGGTCGTGGGCCTAGTTATTGACGGGCACGAGCACAGGGATTGGGAACGCTGCGAGGTGGACTCGGACCTGCTCACCCCGGCCGACGGCTGGCGCGTGAGCCTCGGCCTGCCGGAGAATCAGGGCCGCACTGCCGTGCCTGCCTACGTGCGCCGCTGGGCCCCGGCCACCCTCACCCTGGGCGGCCAGGTGATTATGCGCGGCCGCATCGACTCCGTGGAATCCGACGTGGGCAAGGCCGAGCACACCCTGTCCATTACCGGGCGCGACCTGGCCGCCGTGCTGGTGGACTGCTCGGCCCCGGTGTTCGTCGCGCGGCAGTGCAGCCTGGACGAGATCGTGGCCAAGATGGTGCGGCCGCTTGGCATCACGAAAATCCGGGTCAGCGCCGGGGCAACCCTGCACGACAAGATTTCCGTGGACCCCGGCATGACCGCCTGGGACGCACTTCAGCGCGTGTGCGAGCAGAACGGCTGCTGGCCGTACTTCGCGCCGGACGGCACGCTGGTCATTGGCGGGCCGGACTACTCCGACGCCACCAACCCGGCCGTGGGCCAGCTCATTATGCGCTGGGACGGCAAGGGCAACAACGTGCTGCGCCTGTCCGAGAAGAAGGGCATTCAGGAATACTACAGCCAGGTCACGGTGCTGGGCCAGGCTCACGGCTCGGAACACACCACCGGGGAACACAACATCCGCGCCACGGCCAAGGACAGCGCGGCGGATTTCCATAGGCCCAAGATCGTGGTGGAGGCGGACTGCGAGAACGTGGGCCATGCCCAGCGCCGGGCGCGCAAGATTGTCGCGGACGGCAAGCTGGCCGCCTACGAGATCCACGCCCGCGTGCGCGGGTACCGTGTGCTTGGCGCGGCAGGTATTGGCGGCGCTCCCCTGTGGACGCCCGGCCAGCGGGTGCGAGTGCTCTCCGAGCCCCACGGCATCAACGACGTGTTCTACCTCATGCGCCGCACCTTCCTGTGCGGCCGTGGTGAAGGCCAGGTCACGGAGCTGACGCTCAAGCCGGATGGCTTGTGGCAGCCGGACGTTGGCCACCACAAGCGGCACAAGTACAAGGCCAAGGCGGGCGCAGGGGGATAGTCGACCTATGATGGATGTTCTGAAGCGCTACGTTGACCGCAGGCTGGCTGGCATCCGTCACGCCTTCCGCGCGCGGCTCTCGTCCCTGGGCAAAGGCGCGGCCATGCAGCTGGTCCAGGCCGAGGCGCTGTCCGGCGAGACCTTGCAGGCGGCAGAGCTGGCCCAGCACTTCGGCTTCACTAGCGGCCCCCCGGCGGGAACACAGCTCATCGTGCTGCCCCTGGGCGGGAGCACCACGCACAGCGTCATCATCGCCACGGAGAACGGCGCGTACCGGGTGGATGTGCAGAGCGGCGAGGCCTGCATCTACAGCCAGTGGGGCGACAAGGTGCATCTGAAGCAAGAGCGCATCGAGGTGGAAACCAAGACGCTGCACTTTAAGGCCAGCGAGCAGGTAATATTCGAGACGCCCGCGCTGTCCATGCAGGGCGTGGGCGGCGGTGCGGCGGCGGCCACCTTCACCGGCACCCTGCACACCACGGGCGCTATCACTTCCGACGGCGACCACGTGGCGGGCGGCGTCTCCCTTGAACACCACACCCACCCCGGAGACAGTGGTGGGACAACGGGGGAGGCTAACGCATGAGGCTATTGCGATTGCGGGCTGTTTATCAGTGAGGCTTTGTCCGAGCGCGAAGCTTCCTTACCAACCCATAGTGTAGCATTAACTTTGTTCCCTTTTTAAAAGGCAAGTCGTTGTCTTTGTACTTAAATATCCATCTGTCTGACGTATCTACCGTTCCAATAACGCTAAAATCAAACAGTAGTTTTACTATTTCGTCTGCTGAAATAGCGTTGTCCTCACAGTATTTGCTAACAACAATATCGTCGAGTAAAGCATCCGTGCATTGCGAGTAATCAAATATTGTGCGCCCTAACGTGCTCAGCGACATTACTGCCTCGACATAGCACGGAAGATGTGCGCACATCTCATCTTTTAACTCATTAAATAGCCATGATGAATAACGATTCTCTGCAAGTTTAACATCTCTAAACTTAAGTATACCAGTGTTGCACTCTTGTTTGCAATATTTCAAAAATTTAATAACATCACGAGGTCGTTCATATGTCCTATTTATAATATATTTCCAGACAGTCTCCACCTTCCTTGGCAATTCTCTGTCCTTGTCTGAAACGACATCAGTCCAATTTATATTACTTCCGAGAGATGCAACAATTCTTGCATTTGCAATATCAATAAGTTTGCACTGTGAACCACTAAATTCGGACCAGTCCAAACGAACAATGTAATCATCCAACTTATTTAAATCATTGTCATGCAACCTATTGTAAATGTCAGCCCTCAGCATTAGCAACGGTCTAAATGAAATCGTAGATGAGCCTAGCTCCAATGACAGCACTTCAATAGCTCTCAACAGTGCAAGCAATATTAATCGAAGGCTAGTATCTTTCGCATTATATCCTTCATCGAGCTCGTCAAAGAACAAATAGTATACACTATCCGTACGTATACATTTTATATCATCTAGCAACTTTTTTGTTGCTTTACTAAAATGAACATTTGTTGTTACTGATTCAGATTTTCCTCCATTGTATTCTAAATACTTTAATGCAACTTTCAGTTTATTTTCTGTCAGCGTTGTTATGCAGTGCGTGACGCCAATATCGTTTCCAGGAAAATTGCGCTCAACAAAATCGTTAAGCCTGAGCATCGCTTCCTGCTGTTCGCATGACATATCTTTCTTTAGTAAACTTACAAGAGCCATGCATATAACGAATTTCCATGCCTCGACGAACTTTGACTTATCTCTATATTTGCTGTCGCCCAGCTCACGAAAATCGTTTACCGGAAAGTCTTTTAGGCTTACATCTTCGCAGAACCAATTATGTTTGGACTCAGCATCTATTCGAATTTTTTCTGCAATTGCAGTTTTGCCAGACCCTTTTCTGCCAATTATATATCGATACTTGCCGCTTGTAATAGACTCCATTGCGGGAATTTTAACAAAATACTGCGCGAGATTGATGTCACCACGAGACTCGTCTTTACCCCATTCAATGTCCTTGAAGTTCATCATGCCCCCCTCGCGTTCCATTAGTTTATAACAGGTTGCTTGATCTATTTCAACCCACTGAACCCCTTCAGCCTGTCCTCTCCCCCCGCCGCCACTAAGGTGGCGGCATGGCGGACGCACTCCTTGATTCCATAAGCGGCGATTACGCCCTTGCCTACGGCACGCTTGTCCCGGACCCGGCGCGCGGCTTGGCCAACGCCGTGTACCTGCGCCTCAAGACACCGCTGGGCTCTTATTGGGCGGACGCAACCCTGGGCTCGCGCCTGCATGAGCTGGTGCGGGAAAAGGACGTGGCCCGCGTGGCCATCCTGGCCAAGGCATACGCCGAGCAGGCGCTGCAACCCTTGCTTGACGACGGGCGCGCCCTGGCCATCGCCGTGGGCACCGAGCGCCAGCATGACGGGCGGCTCGGCCTGGCCGTGCGCGTGACCGACGCGGGCGGACGCGAACACCTGTTCAACCACTACGTGAGGGTGCTCTAATGTCGTTCGAGACCCCGGACCAGGCGGCCATAGCGGCGGGCATCCTGCGCGACATTTCCAACCAGCTGCCCGAGGCCGCCACAAGCGTGGACTCGGACTTCGGCGTGCGCGCAAACGCCACGGGCGGCGCTGTTGAAGGCCTGTACCAGCACCAAGTGTGGATTGCGCGCCAGACATTCCCGGACACGGCGGACACGGACATGCTGGAGAAGCACGCCAGCCTGCGCGGCCTGACCCGCAAGCGGGCCACCACGGCCCAGGGCACCGCCACGTTCACCGGCACGCCCGGCGCGGCCATCCCCCTGGGTACCGAGGCCAAGACGCTGGCCGGGCTGGTGCTCATCACCAACGAGGCGTCCATCATAGGGGCGGGCGGCACGGCCATTGTGCCGGTGCAGGGCGGCGCTGCCGGGGTGGCATACAACCTGGCCGCAGGCACCGGCCTCACCCTCACCAGCGCGCCCGCTGGCGTGCAGGGCGCGGCCAGCCTGACAACGGCCACCACGGGCGGCACGGACGCCGAGACGAACGCCGGGCTGTTGGCGCGGTTGCTCGACGTGCTGCGTAACCCGCCCGCCGGAGGGAACAAGGCCGACTGGCGGCGCTGGGCCATGGAGGTGGACGGCGTGACTGCCGCCTATGTGTTCCCGCTGCGCCGGGGCATCGGCACCGTGGACGTGTGCGTCACCTCCGGCGGCGGCCTGCCCTCGGAGGAGATCCTCGCCGCCGTGCGCCTGCACCTGGACGTGGAGCGGCCCACCGCCGTGCGCAATTTCGCGGTCTTCGGCCCGGAGCTGCTGCCTGTGCCTGTCCATGCGCTGGTGCGGCTCTCCGGCCTGACCCTGGAGCAGGCGCAAACCCTCATTGAAGCGGCGTTGAACACCTATTTCAACACCCTGGAGCCGGGCGACCTGGTCTACCTGTCGCGCATCGAGACGGCCATCTCCGGCGTGTCCGGCGTGGTGGACCGCGCGGTGACGGCCCCGGCGGCCAACGTGGGCATCACGGCCACGCAGTGGGCGCGCCTGGGCGTCGTGACCCTGGAGGTTATGCCGTGAACATCTCAATGACCCATGCGTCCCTGCTGAAGCTGCTGCTGCCGCCCGTGGCCTATGCCCCTTCGGGGGCTGTGCTCACGGCCAGCATTGAGGCCGAGGGCGCGGCCCTGGACCGGGCGCACACGCTGGCCAGCTACGTGCTGGAGGCCATCAGCCCGGCCGGGGCGGGCGGCCTGTGGCTGGCGGATTGGGAGCGCGTGCTGGGCCTGCCGGACGAATGCGCGGGGGGCTTAAGCCAGACCATGGCCGAGCGCATCGCCGCCGCCATGTCCAAAATGCGTGAGCGCGGCGGCCAGAGCCGGGCCTACTTCATCGGCGTGGCCGCTGCCCTGGGCTACGCCATCACCATTGAGGAGCACGACGCCTTCACCTGCGAAACGGCCTGTGACCAGCCAATATTCGACGAGGATTGGCGCTACGCCTGGACCGTGCGCGCGCCCGAGACAACGGTGCGCGAGTTCACTTGCGGTTCCGGCTGCGCCGACCCCCTGGTCAGCTGGGGCAATGCGCTCCTGGAGTGCGTGCTTTCGCGCCTCAAGCCAGCGCATACGCACCTCACCTTCACTTACGGCCACAACTAACCGGAGGACAGCATGCAACGTGTCAGCACCGCCACCGCCGTGGCGCAAAAGCCCGCCTATGCGACCGGCGGCGAGCCCGGCTACTTCACCCAGGGCGACCCGGTTCAGGGCCTTCCCGCCACCGTGCCCGGCCAGGACTTCCTGAACCGTATTCAGGAGGAAATCTGCAACGTCATCCTGGCCAGTGGCAGACAGCTCGACGGCGCGGACGACACCCAGTTGGTCAGCTCCATCATGGACATCATCGCCGCCCATGCGCCCACCATCGGCCCGGCCAGCACCACCGAGGCGGGCATTGTGGAGCGGGCCACCGCCGAGGAAGTCATCGCCGGGGAGGACGCCGCGCGGTACGTCTGCCCTGCGGACCTCATGGCCGCTCTGGTGGCCGGGCTTGCAGGCGTGGCCCGCGTGGGCGCGGTGAACGCCTACACCCGCCAGCAGTATGCCGCGCTGGTCTCGCGCGTTGGGGCCAGCGGAGCCCAGGCCGTGGACTGCGACCTGCACCAGGCCCTGGCCATCAACGCCACGGGCAACCTGGTTCTGGACGCTCCCACGAGCATGGAAGCGGAGAAGTGGGTCACGCTGCGTTTCTACTCGGCCAGCGCGGCCACCATCAGCTGGGACTCGGCCTGGAAGGGGGGCTCCACCATGGCGCTGCCTACGGCACTCACGGCGGGCAAGTGGCTGACCTGCGCCTTTGTGTGCTTTGGCAGCACTATGCAGCTCATGGGCATGATCCAGGAGGCGTAGCATGCACCTGTCTCTGCTGCACCAACTCGGCGGCAAGCCTGGGCTTAAGGCTGTGCCACAGGGCCAGGGGACCCTCATTGGCAACATGACCAACTACAACGGCCTCGCTGCCGCCTTCGATGGGGCATGGAACGTCGGGCATTATCCAACTTCTGCGGGCGTCAACGCCAGCAGCGGCGTGGTGGGGAAGGATTGGGGCGCGCCCAAGGTCGTGCTTGGCTTCAAGGCAGGCAGCACCTCGGACAGGGGCTGGGCCTATGCAGGCTCCGGCAATGTGGTCCTGTCATTGCTCGGCGGCAATGTGAATGACGCCGCATCTGCCGTCAACCTTGGCAGCTCCGTGCCAAAGGCCAACATCGTTTCAGACACCATCGAGATGTACGACTGCAACCCCTCTCAGACGCCGTACCGATACCATTGGCTGAAGGTCGAGATGACCGGCGGGGCAACCGTCGTCTACATTTGCGAATGCGAATTCTACGAAATCCGCTGGATTTAGGAGCACCACATGAACACGTACCGCTACCCCGCAAACGCGATCATCAACGGCCATGTCTTGGCCGCGCCCACCGTGCTGGCCCCCTGCCTCGTCACCATCGACGGCATCACGCACGGCCCGGAGATTTGCGCGCTATGGACGCCGGAGGCGCTGGCGGCCCTGGGCATCAAGCGCGTGGTGGAGGACGCCCTGCCCGTGGACGAGCATGGCTGGCCGTACCTGCCGGGCGAGCCGGTGGATGTGGAGGGGGAGACGGAGATTCTGCGCAGCTTCCCCAACGCCGTGCCGGACGTGGAGGGCAGCGCGGCCAACCTAGCGAACCTGGCCTCCGCCGTGCGGGCCGAACGTGGCGTGCGCATTGCTGCCTGCGATTGGACACAATTGCCGGACGCGCCGCTTACCATCGAGGCCAAGGCGGCCTGGGCTGACTACCGCCAGCAGTTGCGGGACATCACCACGCAGGCGGGCTTCCCGCAGGTGATGGAGTGGCCGGTGGGACCGGGGGCAAGTTAAGGCATGACTTGATGCAGGCTAAAGGGCCAAACGCATGGCGATGAATTGTAGCAATCCCCCGAAGGCGATGGAGAGAAAGCCGGTCATTCGAAAGCTCATTGTCTTGATCTTCATTGGAAGAGGAGTGGGCGCTTCGATGAGGTATTCAACTGGTCGTCCAACGCCCCCTTCCATGATGAAGAGCAGCACAGCGCCCAATATAGCGAGCAGAAGACCGGTTTGTCCGATGGGCAGTGGCCAGAATATTAGAAATTCAGCGGCAACAAGCGCTCCCGACCACAAAACGACAAACCGCATATATCGAGGAAGACCGTGGAACGACTCAAGGTAAACAACTTGATTTTTGGGTGCCGGGAAGTGGCGAAGAATGTGGATGTGGATACGAAGGTTTCCAGAAGGGTCTAACTCCTTACTGATGCGCGCGGCCTCGCCAGACCAATCCGTCTCATCGTCTACAACGTTAATGTCAACACTTCCATCACAGGTAATTGTTCCGCCAAGAAAATCTACTCGTATCACTCCTGGGGTGGTACGCACTTTATCCATAACCGCTGAGACATGCTCAACATCGAGGCGTGGAGTGAATGCCCTGTCAACGAAGTAACAGAATAACCTGGCAAACCCAACGAATGCAACTGATGCAGCCATTATCCAGAAGTTTTCCATGGAGTACTCAACAGGTAAAAGGTGAGGAAGCAGGCGGGAGGTCTTATCCACCTCCCACTGGCCCGGTGTACCACCACCGGACCACGGCCAAAGCCGCTGCTCCCTGGCCCTGATCAGGGGTGAAGGGAAGCTAGCAGGCGGAGGCGCAATCGTAAAGGCGCAGGATGCAAAAGGAGATCAGGTGCGGCAACTGTAACCGGCTTCTGGCCAGGGGCGAGGCCCTGGCGCTAACCATCAAATGCCCGCGTTGCGGGTGCATGAACCACGTGAGGGCCACGAGCCCCGACGTAGCAGGCCCGCGAGCCTCCCCGGAGCGCTCGCGTGGCCACCAGCCCGAAACCGTATCACCCGCCGAGGATCAGTGAATACCAACCCCCGAAAGCAGACCATGCGGGGTACATAGAAGGCCCAACCGGGTGCCAGGGGTTTGGGAGCCGCGACTTCTTCGTGGCTCTCATCCCCTGCCGCCAGGCCAGGGAAATCATCATCAAGCACCACTACTCGCGCCGCATCGTGAACAACTCGTACCTGCACCTGGGCGTGTACCTGGCAGGCGAGCTGTGCGGGGTGCTCCAGTTCGGCTACGCGCTGTGCCCGGCGCGGGCGGGCAAGGTGGTGGAGGGCACGGTGCAGGGGCAGTACCTGGAGCTGAACCGCATGTGGCTGTCCGACGCGGCCCCGCGCAACAGCGAAAGCCGGGCCATCTCCCAGGCCATCAAGTACATCCGCCGAGCCATGCCCACGGTGGCGTGGATTCAGAGCTTCGCGGATGAGCGCTGCGGCCGCTGGGGCGTGGTCTACCAGGCCGCGAACTTCCTGTACTGCGGCCACCACGTGACGGAGTTCTATGAACTGGACGGGGAGACGTATCACAAGATGCTGCTGACGGCGCACCTCAAGGGCGGCCAGCGCGGAGAACACTTGAGGCAGAACCTACACCGGGCCGTATGCCGAAGCCTGCGGCAGTTCCGGTATGTGTACTTCCTGAAGCGTGATTGGATGGCCCGCCTGCGGCTGCCAGCGCGGCCCTATTTGAAGCCGGAGGGGGAGCAGGCTGGAGGCGTGAGGTGAGGCGTTAGCGGCCCGTGCCGAATTGCGCGCCGATCAGTGCTGAATTGCGCGCGGGTTTACTCAAAGGATGGACAGGAGATGGACAAAACCACCCTCCAAACGAAAAGCCCCTTACGACTTCCATCGTAAGGGGCTGATCTTTCTGGTGGCGAGGGAGAGAATTGAGCCCCCCACACGGGAATTTTAGTCCTTACCCTCAGCGCAGCTGGTAACAATAGGGTAGCAAAACGAAAAAAGGGTTTACAGCATTTTGCAGTAAACCCTTGTTTTCTTTGGTGGAGACGAGGGGGATTGAACCCCTGGCCTATGCGTTGCGAAGGCATGGACACTGCCTATGCATGCTGTAATAGTTAGACTTTTTCTTCACTGGCCATACAAAATGGGGCCGTAACATGCCCTGTTGTATGGCCAGCAGTATGGCCAGTTTTCAGAGTGGGCAAAGCGCCGATGGCCGCGCGTTTTTGGGTGTTCAGGACGTGCTGATAGTGCTTATGAATCATCGCCGTGCTCTGGTGCCCCATGATCTCGCTAACAGCCTTAATGTCTGCCCCACCCTCCAATGCATAGGTAGCGAAAGCGTGCCGAATGTCATAGGGCCGAATTGGACGCGTGATGCCAGCAGCCACCAGGGCGGTGTGCCATGACTTCTTCATTGAGGTGATAGGCTGACCCTTGAAATGGATGACATGCCCGTTACCGTCAACTCGCCAGGACGCTAGGAGTGGTAATAACGACTCGTGCAAATCAATCTCTCGCCAGGGCATCTTGAGGTTCTTTTTTGCGCAGTGAACGGTAACCTTACCTCGCTGAAAGTCGAAATTTTCCCACTGGAGCGCAAACAACTCAGATGGCCCCACGCGCACCCCAAGGTAGAAGGCCAGGGTCACAGCCCGCTGCAGGTGCTCGGGTGCCACGGCGAGAATGCGCTCAATCTCACTAGGGGTCGGCGGTGGCACTTTGGCGTCTTCACCCCTGGGGCATTGGAATCCCCTGGCGTGGTTCACTTCTATGATCTCTTCACCCTCGGCCCAAGCCAGGATGGCCTTGACGATGCTGAGCTTCCGGTTGATGCCATTCTGCTTGAGGCCGATCCCCTCCAGACGCATGACGAGGGTACGGAGAGCTTGGCGTGTGATCTCCTCAGGGGTGAGGGCGCCCAGCACTTCCATTACAGGCTTTAGGTGGTTGATGGTGTGCCGTGCGTTTATCTGAGCGAACTGTTTCTTACTGATGTAGGCTAATGCCAGCGAAGAAAATGTTGGTGCCGTGACCGTCTCCCGCCCCACTCCAAAGCTGTCCGGCTGGAATTCCAGGCGATGTTTGGTCTCGGAGTCATATTCGCGGGCCTCACGAAGGGTTGCGAAAGATTTTGACCCTTGGCTCCCATCATGTGGATCACGCCAGTAGACCTCGTATGGGCGAAGTTTTCTATTGCGCTTGCGTATGGCCATATGTGGCTTGTAGCACCGCGTTAGTATCCCAGGCAACGCTCTTCTTCGGAGCCTTGAGCAACTTCTTCCCAAACCGCCTCTTATCCATGGCAATGATGATTTCGTCTTTCACCCAGCGAAGGCCACGACCACGTCCTGACCCGAAGTCAATCGGACGTACGCCAAGGTCCTCAAGGATGTTTCTTGCTGCGTTTGGTGAAATTGCGGCGATGAACGTCGCAGCCTGGGAGTTGGTCAGATACATGCTGTACACTCCCCTGGCTGCAGTGTTGCCCCCGGCACACTCGCCGCTTCCTTCCATCTCCAACTTCGCGCCCTTGCGCACATCATCATCTTGGCCTTTGCTCTCCGACATCCTGTAGAACCTTGGTGCAGGCCTGGTGGTGCCCACGCTGGGCGCCTCGTTCAGGCTGGTTCCAACATAATGGAAAAATCACGAGAAAAGTTAAGTTGGCATTCCAAATACGGTTCTATCTCAGTAGCTTATCTTGCTGACACGTCCGATTAAAACCCAAGAGCAGTACGGTCTTCACGGCCTTGACGGCACCCATTGACATGACACGGCACAACACTTATGTTGTGCCCATGAAAGCTCGTGAGTTCAAAAAGTGGTTGCAGGCGCAGGGCTGCGAATTTGAGAACCACAAGGGCGGGAGCGGCCACCTTACCGTGCGCCTGGGCACGAAGAAGTCACAGCTCCCCATGCATGGACAGAAGGAACTCGGGACTGGCCTCGTGGACAAGATCAAGAAAGACCTCGGCCTGAAATAGGAGGCCCACATGCTCGCATATCCAATTGAGTTGACCCCCGATGACAATGGCACGTTCCTCGTGACCAGCCCGGACCTGCCTGAGGTCACCACGTACGGGAATGATGAGGCGGAGTGCATGCTCCGAGCTGTGGGTGCCATTGAAGAGGCTTTGGGCGGACGTATCTCCGACAGAGAAGAAATCCCCCGGCCATCAGAGGCCAATGGGCGTCCGGTTGTGGCTGTGCCTCTGCTCACGGAGATGAAGGTGGGACTTTATCTGGCGATGAAGGAGTCGGGTATGCGCAAGGCGGACTTGGCCAAGTTGCTGAATGCGAATGCTCCGACTATTGACCGCCTGCTTGACCTGCGACACTCTTCTCGTGTGGACAAGCTGGAAGCCGCGTTTTCTGCTCTGCACAAGCGTGTTGAGCTTCGCGTGATCTGACAAGCAGCTTCACCAGCCCTTGTAGGATGCCGGGCGGGGATTCTTGCGGCAACAGCTCAGCCGAGCCCTAATCTTCCAATCCCTGACGCTTCCTGCTACTCTTCCCCCATGATCTACCTCGCTGGCCCCCTCTTCACCGCCGCCGAACAAGCGTGGCTTCGTACCCTCAAGTCCACCCTGATCGAACAGGGTCACGAAGTCTGCTGGCCCTTTGAACTCTTCAAAGACGGTCAGATCTCCGACTGGGGACCAGTTGCCCCGCGCCGGATTATGGAGCGCTGCAGGGACGCCCTGGACAAGTGTAGCCACGTCGTCGCCTGGATTGATGGAGCCCAGGTTGATGATGGGACAGCCTGGGAAGTCGGGTATGCTTACGCCAAGGGCAAGCCCGTGCACGGTATCCGCACGGACTTCCGCCAAGCCGGGGACACCACCCACTCCATCGTCAACGCCATGATAGAGGGGGCTTGTCTGAGTGTGACCAGATCAGTGTCGGAACTGTGTAGTGCGTTAAAGCGTTAG